AACATCTCATTTTTGCCCATTCTAGCGGCCAAAAAATATTTTCTAGTCAATTCTTGAAGTTTTAATTCAACTTCACTGTCTTTGAGTAGACTGAGATCTTCCTCTAGAGGATGAAACATTAGGTGAACACTCCTACATAGTTTAGAAATATTGTTGCTGATTTGTATCTCCAAACTTCTATAATGACTGGATTAGTAGCTGACGTTAGAGTCAGTGTACCCGGGAATGTAGCGTTTTTCTTATAGACCAATCCACCGATGCTTTTAAAAGTGATTGTTTTAGAAGATCCGTCGCTGTACAATTCCAATGTGACTTTGCCAACACCTGCCGGAGTTTCATTTTCTGGAAATTCAAGAAAGTTTATTTCTACATTGGCACCAAATTTATAAATTTGATATGCGCCATTGGTATAGGTTACATCTAATGTTGGTGCAGCATAATTCCCACCATCAAACAGAGCATCTCGATTGCCTTGTAACACAGCATTGGATATGATATTTTGATTGAAATTATTGCTTTGATTTAATCTAGCCGCGCCAGTTGTAGAATTTTGAAAAACTTCCAATTCTTCTTTGGCATAGCGTAGGCTAGTTTTAATTGTGTCAAAGTTGTCTCTGAACACCTGTGTGTCGTTGTCTTGCCCTGCTACAGGAAAGTTTTCGTTTATACTGACGTAATTGATATTGCTCACGGTATTTTTTCTCCACGTTGCGGAAATGCTAGATATTTATTCTCAATGACACCGTCCAGCACATCAATCAGATACCTATCTGCGGTGAAATTTATTGATTTAAAATCAAAGTTGGTCTGCTTTATTCTGGAAATTATCTTGGCCCCTGATCCAGGTTTACTGTAACAAAGAACTAGAGCTTTAACATATCCAGCTTCCACAAACGCTTGATTTTGTATACTTCTCATCCATAGTGGAAGGAATGTGCGGTCTCTTTCTCCTAGAGTTTTTATACGACTTCGCATATTTTTAAAACTGTTGGGAAACACTCTTTGATGATCGCTGTCGCTGATCAAAGGTATATTGCTGTCGATCTTTATGGTGTCATAACTTACAAGCACCTTGCTGTTGATATTGTTAGGAAGCTCTACTGTTTGACTGATACTTTTACCATCTTTTTCAAATTCGTCTACAACTTCCACATAAACTGCTTCATACAAAGTTTCTTGAGTGACGGGATCTTTGGCTTCCGCATACTGTAGATTGCCAAAACGTATCTGCTTGCGATAGTGATTTCGACTCATGGCCTGTACATAATTCACAGCTTCAACACTTTCAATGCCAGCAAACACCAGTATTTTTAATTCTGTCTGTATGCCAAAATTGGTATCACCGGGTCTATATAAATCATCGGATCTAAATATATTGTTATCCGTGATAAAATTAAACCAATTCAGTCTTTTATCCTTGGTCTGAAATGCTTTAAGATACAGGTTGGCGAAAGTTTTTGTGTTGTCTGCTACCACCAGCATCGTGAATGCTTTTAACGATTCTGCAAAATTTGCAGAATCTTTGGCTATGATCTCAAATTTAAATGTTTTGTCAAAGCTGGTGTTGTTATCAAATGCTGGAGTATAGTTTCTAGACAGTGTAGAACTATCTTCACTGGGATTCAAACTGTCAATTCTTTCGTAGAATCTAGTGAGGCCAGGCCCGTTGTCATCACCAAATTGTTTTACCTTGCCGATTATGATACCCGTGGACTGAAAGTCTAATCCTGGCGGCAGTGTGCCTGTGGCAATTTCATAGATCACTCTGCCACCGTATCTCAAACTTCTAGCTTCTACAAACTTCTGACTGGGTTGATTGGGAACTATGGTTCCTAGATCACTGTCGGATATCCACTCTATACTGCTTTCAATTTCACCAATGATGTCTATACTGAATATTTTTTCAACAGTTGAAACACCCTTGGTCCAATATATGCTGTCCAATGCATCTGGAAATTGATTTCTACTGGCTTGCACAGCTATGTAGATAAAATCTCCATACCTCACGGCCTGACCTATGGTATAGTTAAAAGTAGAACTCCAACTGCCCAGCAACACTGTGTAGACCAACGAGGACAGAGTGGCAGGATAATTAATAGCCTGTACGGTAAATTGATACGTTTTGGTTACAGCACTTTGATAAGGCACTCGACCAGCTATTTCACCAGTGATAGAATCAATCACCATGCCCGGAGGCAGTTGGCTCACAGTTTCCGGTATGATCACAGTCCAGTCATCAGGATCATTGGTTCTAATATTCGATACTGGAAAGTACACAGTTTCTGAACTAAGTTCCCATCGGCCAGTGGTAATTATTTCCCCGGTATCTTTGTATCTGTAGGTGCCACCGTTGGTAGGCAAAAATATATATGTAATAGTGCCGGCAAGTGAAGGAGGATCATAAACATCTAGATAAACTGTGATGTAGTTATTGGCTCTTCGTCTACCTAGATTGCTTTCAGTAATCCATATTGGTTTACGATCACTTGAAGCATCAGCTCGGAACAGATTGGTATCGATCTGTAGTATACTGTTGTCCGCCTGCAAGAATTCTTCAGTGACCACCCAAATTCTAAACAATCTTCTTATTTCATTTTCGCCGTCTGACACAGCAACAATAAACGTGTAGAATCTACTTAGTCGTCTAGGAGTTTGACTGGCCTCGGTGTAACCATAGGTGACATTGTCATAGAGATAGGAATCAAATCCGTTGCTTTTGGCTTCAGCTACATCCAGTGCTGTGATATCAAATGCTTCAGTATCATATCCACCTGGACCTGCCACATCTAGCGCAAACACCGGATCAGTGAATCCAAATAGTCTTCCTTGGCGTGTTAGTGTTAGACCAGGAGGTAATTCCCCACCCGACGGCACAAGATAGTATTCTAGTACATCACCGATGCTTTCATCTGTGTCTTCTGCTTCTAGCTGGAAATCCACAAACGCATTATCGAGAACAAAATAATTTTCACCTGAACCTACATTCAAGAACCCTTCTTTGGTCAACCAAGCTGGTTCATCGGAACCGTCAACATCGATGCTGAAAGTTCGATCTTCAATGTCTTCTCCGTCGTCTGCACGAATTACAAATCTGCTGACTGTGTATTTTTCTACTTCTGTGGGACTGCCCTTGATAAACACCGTGCCCTGAGAACTATCTGTGGTTACCACTGTGTCTAGTCTTAGCCCTCTAGGCAATGAGCCTGCCAGCAAGGTAAATGTAATAGGACCAACACTGGATGTTGCTTCTAGAGGAATATCTAGAATAATCCTTTCGGTTACTATGTTTAGTCTGCCAGCTGGAGTAATCCAAGTAATCATTGGCTGTCCTTAGGCCAATGTGCCAAGGTCTATGTTAAATGGTCCAGGTGTTGGAAAAGTACCAAAGTCCACATTGGCAGCAGCGGATAGCACCTGCAGAGCTGTGGTATATTGATTGCCAACAGGCCCAAAATCAAAACCTAACAGTAATGCATTTAGATCCAAGTTGGTATCAACAGTGATATATGGAGTAGATCCTGTAACTGTGATATTGTTTCCGCCTTGGATGGCAATATTGGTATTATCTCCTGCCTGTACTATTCCTGCATTAGTAGTAATACTGGTAAAAGCATCTGGTTGTGTGGAACGAATTTCAATACTGTTGTCAAATTCTGTGACAACAATTTTTGTACCAGATATCAAATTTCTAAATTTTAATATGCTACCTGTTTTTTCTTTAAAAACTTTAGCGCCTACTTCTTGAGTATTTGCACCAGTTAAAGTAAAGGTGGTTAATAATTCTGCAAAGTTAGCGTTAACCTTTTGAAAAGCTGATCGTAGGTCGTCACCTAGTCCGTCATTGACTACATTACCTAAATTAATTTCTTGTATGGCCATATTTCGCTCTCTTTAGTATATTTACCGTTTAAGTTAAACTGCCAAATGTGCTTGCTTGCCAAGCACCGTCTGTAAAGATTATTGTGACCATATCAGTAAAAGGGATTTGAAATGGAACAACAAGTTGATCTGGAAATAGACCTCCGTCCCAACGTGCGTTGGCAACTACTACAGATATATTTGCCGCAGTTGAACCGTCCTGTCTTACCAAATACATGATCTGACCTTCTACACCGTCGGCCAGCGTATACTCACCGTCTGTTAGTTTGTTGATAGTTTTAGTTAGGTCTATAGCAACAAGATCTAGACTGTCTACAGTAATAGTCAAGTCATCAGTAGGTGTAGCACCGCCAATAAGATTACCGGGTATTACGGCGCTGTCACTGATAATAAAAGTAGCCGGCGACGCATTTGTAATACCAAAAATAGTAATATTATATTCACTGCTAACCTGAACTCCTAGCGTAACATTTTTGCCATCAAACCCAACAAGTATGTTGGAATAGTTTCCTGGAGTGAGGTTAGTATTAGTGTAAGCATCCAGGGCAAACCCATTAGGGATACCAGTTGTTGTTGGAGTAGTCGCAGTGGTATTGCCAGTATAAGCCGTTGTCTGTACAGTATTGTCTGGGAATGTTAACTCGCCATCCTCACCAAATCGCCATCTGCGTAGTGTTGAGTCTGAAAGATTGACTTCAATGTTGATAGCGTTTTCACTGCGGATATTACCGGTAGAGTTTAATTCTAAATCTCCAGGTAGTGATGTAATACCATCTGAACTAAACAACCAATAGTTACCTGTACCGGTAATATCAGTTGCCATTACGATTCCTGGAGGTGCTCCATTGTCGTCAATACTGATCCGAGTATTGTTGCCACCGATTCGAACAAATGCGTTACTGCCTAAACTACCTTCGCTGTCTATGGTCATACCATTTGGTAATGTTAAGTTACCATCTTCACCAAAACTCCATCTACGTAGTGTGCTATCACTTAAATTAATCTCAATATCAATATTGCCTTCACTACGGATATTGCCTGGAATGGTTAAGTTACCAGTTGCGTCAAACTCCCAAACATTGTTAGTATCATTAGGAGTGGTTATCTGTATCTTACCGTCAGTGGTAGTACGCACATTGTGATCGTCAGTGCCCAGAAAGATACTGGTTTCTGTTAAATTGCCTGTGGTCAAATGTAGGTGGTGCTCGCCTTCGAAAGTAGGAGAGCCACTGTTAATCAGTACTGATTGAACACCCACATTCGCAGGGTCGTAGTTATCCTCTTCGGGCGATACCCGAACTCTAAATTCATAAGCATCACTGGTCAAGGTAAAAGTAAAATTGCCTTCACCA